AAACCCTCGAATACGCGAATTTTAGTACCTTGTTTCATTTTCTCGCACCTCTTAAACATGCATACCAGGATATACCCGGCTCCAATCACTGCTAGTATCAGCATTGTGTAAATGAGTATTAATTCAAACATTTAATTTACCTAAGTTTATAAAATAATTTGGTACCTAGGACCGGAATCGAACCGGTACGGTATTTCTACCGAGGGATTATTTTTTATCATGTATCCAAAAATGACAATTACGACAAAGTAATTGAAGATTTTCTTCAGAATTATTAGTACGATCTTTATCTATATGGTGACATTCTAGCGGAATTGGTTTGCCATACCATTCAGATTTTTTACAGTGTTCACACTTCCATCCTCGATTACTAGTTAAAATAGCTTTTATTTTTGATGGTTTGGAATAGTTTCCTATTTCTTTAAGTTGTTTTCCTTTATTCCAAGCTTGACCTGTGAAATGGGTAGTATTAAGTTTAAGACGCTGAATATTTCTTTGAATAGTATTGAAATTACCCCCTACTGGTTTAATTCCTATTTTTCTACATACATCTGCAATAGAAAAACTATTTTTAACTGCATTAATTAAATCTTGTTCTGTATATTGACGATATTTTCTAGGCATGTTTTTTCCTTATATAAATAATTGGTGGCACTGGCGGGAATCCAACCCGCATAGAGTTTCCCCTGGCAGATTTTAAATCTGCTGTGTATAGCTATTCCACCACAGTGCCAATAATTATAAATTAATATATTTGGTAGTTTTAAGCAAGTCCCTTGCGTCTACCTATTTCGCCACCCAGGTAAATATATATCCCGAAAATGATAGACGACCTACCATCTTCAGGCTACATACTTCGTACTTGTCGGAAGTAACTACAACCAACAGTATATAACTTATACCCATTTACAAATGCCTTTGCTTATGAATATCGTACTGTTCGATCCATTGCCATGAATCAACTCTCTACCCCTGATTCGTAATCCTGCTTCTTTAAAGAAGTGCGCTCAGGAAAAAAGACTAATACACAGTAAGTTATAGTCTCTACAGACAATTCTTTTTATTTAAATGTAAAATAAACACACATTGTAAATAAAGAAATAAAAATAAAAATAAAAGATAATATTTCAATTAATGTTTCTCTATTATCCAATTCTTTTTCTATTTCTATTAATTCATTTTTATCATTCATAAAATACTGTTTTTCCTTTAAATACTTTTTGAAGCTGATCCAAAGTTGCAGTTCTTTCATCGTATTTAGAATTAAATCCACAACCGGGTAGTGCATAAAGAGGAATATATTCTTTATCTTCTTTATTTTTTAATGAAATACTGTGTTCAGAAAATCTACGATCTCCTATTTGAACACCTACAAATGAAGTCCTATCTTTAGCCATTAGTATTCCTTCTTTTTATGTTTACGTTGTTTTCTTTCTATCATTTTTTGATAGCTCTGTTCTCTAAATATTCGTTGATTAGGATTAATCTTTCTTTTTTTACTATCTTCTAATCTATGAATTTTTAAAAAATCTACACAACCATTATCATATTCAAATTCTGCATATGATTGGTTCTCTTCTTTTGGTGTTGCTTCATGTCGATAACAATCTAATGCTAAAGGACAAAAATTATTAATACATATAGTAATATCAGTTGTCATTTTTATCTCGTTTAATTGTCATTTCTTTATTCATCGTGTTATCTCAAAATGATTTAAAGCATCTCTTTGTTCACTACAAGTCATACATACGATTTCAAGTAAACTGAGATTTGTTTTGAATACACCTGCATCATATAACCTTAAATTATTAAACCTACATAACTTAAGTTGTTTCTTATAATTATGTATTTTCATTTAACTTACTCTATTTGATTTAGGTTCATGTATAAATATTTTATTATTTTCATCTAATTCTAATAAGAAGTTTTCAAACTCTTCATGAATACCTTGCATCATAGCTATACAAGCTTCTTCACTTAAATCTTCTCTTCCCATCAAATAACTCATTTGAATCATAAATTCAACTCCAGCATAAAATGCTTTACGAGTTTCTTCTATTTGATATGCAGAAGCATTATTGGGTATAACAATATTTTTATATTGTTCCCAGCTTGATTGGATAGTATTCATTATTTCTCCGGTTTACCATCTTCTAACCATTTAAGTACTTCCTTTAAGAAATCTACTTCTTCTTGGAATTGTTCTATGTAAACATTAAAAGGTTTTAATAAAGCTTTATCTTCCTCATAATTGTTAAAAAGATATTGATATAAATCATCAAAATAGTATTCAGAATATGGGGTTTCTATACAATGACTTCTCCCTGTATATTCGCTAATGGGGCAACCAGTACATGATTTAGATCTATCATTAATCCCTTCGTAAGAACTAAACCACTCATTACAACAAGCACAATTATCTGGACCTAACTTTACTTCACTAAGTTCTGTAATTGCTACATTATCTTCCCAGTGAATAATAGATTCTTTTAATACTCTTATTTGTTTCTTGGTTTTGTTATTCATTACTATTCTTACAAAGTATCAATTAAATTCATGTAAGCCTCTCTTACACCCTTTCTACGACTATTTGCTCTAGTAGGTTTACTCATACCATGAGCCATAAGAATACTTTCCCATTTAATCGCATAAGGTTCTGGTAGACTTACTAAAAATGCAGTCTCTTCGTTGCGTGAACTAACACTATGCATTGCTTTTATGGCATCAACTGACATCTTAGAGTATTTTTTTATTAGTGTGTTTACAGCCGTTTTACGTGATGTATACATACAAATAATACTTAATTTACTAAAAGAAAATGCTCCTAATAGTTGATTAAGTTCTTTTATGGTGTAATTAAATTTACGGATATTTTTATAATTATAAATTAAGTTATGTCCATTATGTCCAGTCATTTGTAATTCCTTTTCACACATATTAGCAAATGATTTGTAGATGGTATGTCTCCAATTAATCATTTTATTTACTTCGTATAATTCTTTAGCAAAGAGAAACATAGCACTACTTTTGTTTACACGAAGCTCTTTAAGCTTGGCAATTTCTTTACTTACAATTGTATTTTTCATGTCTGTTATCCTAATTTAGTAATCTATCTTGCTCTATTTTTAATAGCTATGAACCATAGGGTCCATATAGTAAAAATAAGCCTATTTCTAGACTTTGATTTCTAGGTTTTAATCTTTATCTAAATATCGATAACATTTAGGTTTGACAAAAAAAGAACCCTTCCACAAGGGAAGGGTTAAAGGAGGTCTTTATTTACGAGATAGCGTAAGAGGATTTGAGTATCTTATCAGCTAATGATGGATCTACAAAGTGATCGGTATCCTTACCAGACAAGCTCTTGATAATATGATTGATATTATAATCAGTAACCAATTCAGCCAATATCTCACGATACAACTGCTGAGCTTCCTTGTAGTAATTGGGATGGAACAAGAAACAATCATGAACATGAACCATTTCAAACTTAGCACGTAATACCATTTGACGTGCTATATATCCATCAATGGAATGTATGATATTCGGTACTAATGATCTGAAATCAGTCATGTTTCCCTTATTCACATAATAGAGGTACTTCACAGTAGTTCCATTATATTCATACTTACCTTCCTGCTGAGTCATGGTACGTACAAACGCTGTATGCCCATCAGGAAGCGTCCATTTATGATACTTAGCCAATGGACTCCAGTACTTGTTAAGTTCCTTCATAGCGAACTCAGCACCGGGTAGTAACCCATTTAATCCACTATAGAAAGCCTCTAATTCATCTTCCTCCAATATATCTCTTGGAGTAGCGAGACTATTATAGTAGTGGGTCATTGCTGGGTATTTCACCGTATCCCTATCAATCTTGTGATCCACCATCTTACTCATCTTACGAGCCAAGGAACGATATACATCTTTCCTCTTGGTTGGATCAATCAGATTAACCTCTTTAGCTGTAGCAGTACATCCAGTGATAGCTGCCATGATCTGAATACCCGATGCTGTAGCATCTAATTCCATTAAGTATCCAGATGGATTATTTTCCTGATAATCCAATATAGCCCTGATAGTCTTAACATATCTCTCAGGGTATTTAACTTCCTTGGGTACTACCATATCGTACCCAATCGACTGTTTCTTAGCCCATTCAATACGACGCTTCCATGTCCAGTCATCGAATCCCCTAGCATTAGCTAGAGCAATATATAGAGGTTCTATATCTTTAATAACCTCTTTATTCTTTAACTGGATAACACTTCTAACTGTCTTATTTCCCTGGATATTAATACCATATCCAGTTGAGTATGAACGTCCTCTACTATCATATTTCCAGTCAAAATAGATAGTCTTTCCAAGATAGTCAGCCGTTACCTTGTTATAAGTAATTGGCATATTCTTACCTTGGAAATTCAATAGAACATCCATATCCAACTCAAACTCAACAGCATTAATCTTATTGATAAAATCCAGATTAAGAGGCTTTTCATGTTGAGAACTAGTAGAGAGTATCAAACCAGTATTATCCACTACTGGTTCAGGCTTCTCATGATCCTCGAAGTTCATTGGATCAAGTAGGAAGTGGTCATCCTCATCGAATTGTAGGATAGGACGTACCCAGATGCTCTTCTCGCTCTGTTTAAGCTCGTATAAGCCGAGATCTTTACACCCTTCCAAGACCATTGCTCCATACTCAAAAGCCTCTACAGCGGCTTTAGAGAGCCTCAGACCAAGCTGCATAGCTACAGATTGGAATGCAATGTTCTTATGCTCAGAACAGATCAGATCAAAGAGGATCATAGCTGTTTCCATATCGTATAAAGCTTCAATAGCTTTATATTCAGGAGTATCAGATATGATGTTATATAGCTGTAAATCTCTGAGAGTATTCATTTCGCAAATCCTCCATGTTCATTGATAAATTCAAGTACTACTTCTACCGGTACGTAGGCATATATCGTATCTGTTGGATTATCAATATCATCACAATATTCCATCATACGTGCATTAGGTACACATGAAGGAAAACCAACCTCTACATGAGTATATTGTTCTGCACCAGTTTCACGAGGCAAGCAGTAACTATATTCCGATGCTTGTACTGATAAACTTTCTCCATCAGCACATACAATACGTGGTCTTGGTACGTAATCATCAGCTTTAATTGATTTACTCATTAATGTAATTAAATCAGACATTTTAATTCTCCAAATAGAAAATAGCCTCTCTAGATGAGAGGCTATAGGAAGGTTAAGCAGCTTGTACTACAGCCTTGACGGAATACTCAAGACTGGGCCACAGACGCTTGAGTACATCAGCGTTAGTGGGATACTCGGTCTTGATGTATCCAAGGAAGTTACCTGCTTTATCAGCAGCCCAGAATGATGTGGACAGACTATCCAAATCAATATCAGCTACCTCACCAGCAGCCAATTTAGCCATCTGATCAGCATGATCTGCAGTGATGGTATCAACCATTGAAGGTCTAACAGAAGGGTCAGTATTAAACCAACCAAACTTCTGTTTCTTGAAGGTGATACGAACTGAATGGTTATATGAAAGAGTCTTTTTCATGAGTAATTCCTCTAGAGTTATGGAAACATTTCCATGTTTTAGAATTGTCTATCTATCCAGAGAAAAAGAAGATAAAAGACTAGCAAAGAGAGTTAACGAAGGGTGTGTATGTGTATAAAGGAATAATCCACCTGAAAGGTGGATTATTCCAATTATAGGAAGGATTCGATGAGAGTATAAAAACCTTCCATTATTATAAATAAGGCTATTAATCCAATAGCAGCTAATGGACCTTCAATATCAGGGAGCATTAGTAATCCTCCATACCAGTTAAGAACCAGTCTCTTTGATCATTATTCAGATTAGGCATAGCATTCTGAATATAATCTCCTTCGATCCAGCCCATAATGTCATCATAAGTGACTTGATCTGGAGTGAATTGTTTTACGAATGGTTTATTGAAAGGTGATCCAAATGTGCAGATACAGTCACCTTCCTCGGTAACTGTGATACTCATTAAACCTTTATACATAGTAGTACTCCTGTTGTTGAGTTGAATGTATTACATACTTGATGTATGCAAGTTTTTCGAGGATTGTTAGATTCTCGAATGAGATGTAATTGATAGTCATTAGTATTCCTCCCAATTAATGTTTTTAGCTTTAAGCCAATCAGTTAAGGGTTCGTATACTCTTCCCCATTTATTAGCTCTGACTATGATTAAACCATACCCAATAGATATATCTACTTTAATATCTGTAGTAGGTACATGCATTACATATACATCTGATTTCAACCATTCAATGTAATCAGGATCATCATGATTGATGATTGCTTCCTCAATCATGTCTTGGTTACCGTTAGTCTCTAATGTAATTATGAGACCTGCAGCTAATGCTTGTTGTTTATTGAAAGATAGGTCTAAACCCATGATAGTTCTCCTAAGTAATAATTAATTAAATCCATCTTTTAGAATTAAATAGCCATCCTTGGCACAGTGGTTATTTAATATTCATTATTAAATCGTAGGTATTATTAAAATAAAGATTATGAATAATTATTTTATGTGCAGCAGCTATTCGCATAGCTTGTCCAGTACCACCAGTATCTTTACCGTCTTTAGTCCAACAGACAATGAAATCTACTGGGGTTTTCAGGTCTGATCCAAGTACCTGAAACACATTACGAGTATGTAATTTTATAGCACCAGCAGATAGTCGATGTGGAGCTGGATGAGTTGCTAATGTAACTTCACTGGCTTTAGACCATGTTGATAATGTATCTCCAACAATTCCTGTTAATCCATTAAATCCACGCCAAGGTAGATAAATTTGTTTGGGTCTATTACCACATCCAGTTTCAAATGCAGTATCTGCTCCGGCTGCACCACCTGATCTAAGGGTATAACCAATATATCCAAGATGATCAGCTATTCGCTCCATTTGGTGCAGTATGTGATTAGGTGTTTCTCTACTTCCAATGCCAGCATAATATTTCATAATTGTTCTCCTATTAATTAAATTCCATATTTTAGAATTTATTGATTCAGAACACTTCCCAACGATCTTTCATACGTTAAACCGGATTACTACCTGCATGGTGCGATTATCAATAATCGCGTAATTACCACTACGTACAGCAATTTGTTTCGCCTCATCCAAGGCGGAAATAAAGTTATCTTCATCCAGCGTGAAATGCTTGCCGGTGTCAATGTTCATAAGTTCAAACATTTTAATCTCCTATTTATCTACTATCTATATTATTGAAATAGAGAAGGCTTCTTATCGAAGCCTTCTCTGCCTGATTTCATTGTGGGTACACCACCTTTAGCTCAGTGGTATGGAAATCAGGCTTCTCTCCAATGGGAGCGCGATTAATGTTATTAAACGCTCCAAAGGAGAAACCATTTTGAAGTGCAAAGGCTCCTAAGAGTCCATGCACTCCACCAATGACCACAAAATCATTGGTATTACTAGCCAGCTTATAGAGCTGGTCCAAGTCTTCATCCTTGAAGACGTTAATATCACCATATTCGATGATATTGGTTTTACCTTCAAAGAAGGTATCTAAGATCAAATCCTTTTGATCTGTAGTTAATGGGTGACGGCTCACCCAGATGAACAGGTTGTTCATGGTTGTTCTCCTAAAAGCTAAAAGAAAGATTTATCAGCATACCCTGCATCATACTGATACTGATGCAAAATTATTCTGTAATTTTCAATAACCCTATGAGTAGTCGTGCTATGTTGAAACAGACGACTAGTAACAGATTCGTTTAATGTACCTGTTACTACTACCTTATCTCCATCTTGTACAACACTAGTTGGATGGAGTATGTTTGTCCCATGGTTATGGACGATTGTGATTGATTTCATTATTACTCTCCTATTGAGTTAATTTCCATATTTTAGAATTTAGGTAGTATTGAGGGAAAGGAAGGTGAAGAGGTAGATAGGATGATTATAGGAGTGTTTTAGAGAGGCTGAGAGAAGAGATAATGATGAAGGAATAGAAGGAGTAGGGTTTAGAGATCTCTTCTCTACGGGCCTCACAGGAGCTTAAAACCCTATGTTTAATATTTGTTACCAAAAGTAACACTTTCTCCTATCTAATTGTGTAAAGGGAATAACCCTCCGAAGAGGGTTAGAAAGGAATATTATCGTAGGATGTATGAGAACTTTCAGGTTCATTCTCACAGCATATGAATCCTAATACTGGTGAATTTGGGTACTGACAAATTAAATCATATTCTGCTTCTTCATACGAATAAGCAGGTATCTCAATGTGAGATACACCTGTATCTGTAAATACAACGAAGTTGTAAATCATGACAATTCTCCTAAAGATTATAGATAACAGGATTGTTATCCATATTTTAGAATTATGCTTTCCTAATACCTATCTATCCTGATGTGTATTGTGTATGTGTATTGGAAGTTAATAGCCCCACCCGAAGGTGAGGCTAAGATGGTTAAATTACGTAAGTGATATCATCGTAGGAGGTATTACGTAAGTAATACCATCGTAATGATACCATAAAGAGTACCCTTGATTTAGCCAGTATTCCTCCTGGCCTGAGATTACGCAGAACATCAAGCTTTAGCCAATTTCTTGGCTAACTCGACACGCTGAAGCTTCTGCTCATGCTCGATTCGCTCCATGCGAATTTCTTGGTGTTTACCCAAGGCACCGACCTCGTTCTCAGCGAGGACGATTGTCTTGTCGATTACTACAGCACCCCTAGCACCAGCATTTGCTAGGGTATAGAACATGTTGAATAACGATCCCAGGGCTTGCCAGAATCCCACTTGTTGAGTAGGTTGGACTTGTTGGGATTGTTGCAATAACTGGAGTTCGGCCTCCAACTCGGCCTTTGTTTTGTTTGCCATGATAGTAGTACTCCTATAGTGGCAGTTGTAGATGAACGGATGATCATCCACCTTCTAGAATTGTTTTTTAAAAAGACACCCATAGCATTTAATGGGGGGTTGGTTTTGCTTTTAGGTTTAAAGTAGTAAGTACAAGACCAACATTTCATTAACAAAATTTCAAAAAGTTTTTATTATTAAAGGTTTCCCTCTTATTATTAATTATCCTCCCTTAAAGGTTTACTTATTATTTATATTTCCAGTCTATCTACGACACTTTTATTATTGCATAATATTATATATAATAAGCAACCTTTAATGTTAATAGGAGAATACAATGCTTAGACCTCAATATGTAGATTATGTAATAGAACACTTCATGCTTAAGTTAAGTGGGCCAAGCAAGGAAGCACTTAGAGAAGTAATATTGGAACCCAATATTCCTATTAAGGAGATAGCGGATAAGTGGGGAGTGACAAGACAAAGTGTAGGTAAGAATCTTGGTAGGTTTACAAGAATTCATTATGGGATTACTGGAGCAATTAAATTATTGTAGTCTATCTACGAATATTCTCACTCTCTTCTCACTGTATTTATAGGATAAAAAAGGTGCTTGCACCTTTTTTATCCCTATTAAATGAAGCCTAAAATATCTTTTTATTTTTACTATAATATTATAGTCGAAAAATATCCTTATAAATCAATAACTTACAACTGAGTTAAGGGTAAAAAAATACCCTTATTTTTTACGATAAGGGTAGATTTTTGACTTTATCTTAGGTATTATGAAGCTCTCTACTTCAACATAATATCTATTTCGGTGGGTTTGTAATGTCAGATTATACAATTATAACTAAAGTCAAACAAGGACAACAGGCAAGAATAAAGGTAAGTAACGAATATAAAGATATATTACCTCCTTATAAATTAATTGGTAGAAATGGTATTAATATGAAACATGGTATTAAAGTAGATGGTATTGATATAGCTCCAATACTACAGAATCTTAAAACTGCTTCTACATGGTTAATATGGGAATTAGAACAGAAGCGTAATCCTTTTAATAATGAAGCTGTATATATACCAACTACTGAGACAGAAAAAAGTAGGGTTAAAGCTGGATATAAAGAATTGCGAGAAGTTGGGTTAGTAAAAAGAATTAGGAGAGGAACTTATATATTAAATCCTAAAGCATTTATTCCTCACCCAACAGAAGAATATGTAACAGTTAAAAATATTTGGGATAGTAAATTATGAATAATAAAGAAGATGTTTGTACAACCAAAGTAACCAAAATAAATAATAGATGGCATTGTAGATTGTTTTTAAATGGTAAATTACATGATGAGATGTCTTCAGATGATCGTAGGGATATAGGATTTATGTGTAGAGAGATGCTTAGATGGGTAGATAAAATGGGTTATAACTGTCCTATGGCTGATGCATCTAGACACCGTGGTAAGAACCATAAGAAGTTTGGTAGGGTTCAGTATTTAGGGCTTACAAATGATAACTAAAGTAATAGTTACTTTTCCTTGCGGCACAAAGAAATACTTTAATTTACCTAATACTATATTACATGGATTAAAAGTTAATGGTCGTCGTCCTCATCTATTACAAGTATTTACAGATGGATTAATAGAGGAAAAGGAAATAAAACAATTAGCTTGGTATACAAGATTGGTTCATGTAACAAAAGGTAGACTTACTGTAGATGGAGAGTTTCTAAGTCTATTGACATCCTAGTAAAAATACCTATATCATGCCTATGGTTTAAATATAGGATATAAAAATGATTGAGGTAACAGATAAGTACGGTATTGATTCAGACAAGAATCAATGGAGAGTGTTAACTGGTTTCTTTAATGAAAAAGAACAGAAAAAAGAATGGAGTCCAATAGCTTATTATACAACCTTGGAAGGAGCTATAGAGTGTTTATCAGGTATGATGTTAAGAACCTCGGAATATAATTCTCTGGTTCAACTAATGGATAATGCTAGAGAGATTAGTGAATTGATGGATAAGAAATTTCCTTTAATTGATGGGTAAATAATATGTTTAAAGATATTAATATACCTATTAGTCAATACCCTTTTAATTATATACCTGCAGGAGCAAAGATATTAATTGGTATTGATGAGGGTTCTTCAGATGGAGATTGTACAGTAAAAGGATTCTATAAAGATGGTGAATACCATATTCAAGAAATAGTTAATCATAACAATGAGGTAATAAAATAATGGAAAATCAACATAGAAAGATCAAAGGTTATCGTGAATTAAGTCAAGAAGAAATTGATTTAATGAATAAAGTTAAATCAATGGGTATTGAATTAGGTCAATTAGTACAGGAATTAAATGATAATCCTTTATTAGATCAGCGATGGGTAGCTATTGGTAAGACTGATTTACAGACTGGATTAATGGCTCTTACTCGTTCAATTGCTCAACCAGATTTCTTTTAGGGTAAATAATATGAATCAAGTGGATAGTTGTTTAAAGAATGGTGTTGATCATTTAGTAGATGGTCGTGTTTATATTGGTAAACCACCTGTGTATATGTTTGTAGCAGGTCAATGGAGAAAGGTAGCTAAAGGAGTACCTTTTATTCGTTTAAGTGGTCGTAAGTATGGCGGATGAAGTTGTTACCAAAGATCAATTATTAAGAACTCTACCTAAACAGGTACGAAGTAATCTTACTGATGAGATATTGGATTCACTGAATAAGAGTATTACTGATCCTAATTTCAGGGAGGTTTATAGAGAGAATCTTCTTGGATTTACTAGTGTTATTCAGGATGGTAAGTATAAGCTTCAGAGCTATATTGATGCAGTAAAGTATGTGACGTATAAGTTTACTGGATCAAAGGATATAGAGGCTTATGCTAAGACATTTCCTGATCGATATCAGCGATTAGTAGAGGAAGGAGCTAGTAGCAAGACTATTAGCTCCTATGCTGCTACGTATAAGAAGACTCAATTGGTTCAGAAGATATTTGAGCAGAATATGATTCCTGTTCATATATTTAATGCGGATATTTTTCAAAAAGCTATAAATGTACAAGCTCAATTGATGGTTAGTGCTAATAGTGAGAAGGTACGTTCTGATGCTGCTAATAGCCTCTTAAGCCATCTTAAACCACCTGAGATTAAGAAGATTGAGTTGGATGTAGGTATTAAGCAGGATAAGTCTTTGGATGACTTACGTGAGGCTACTAGAGAGCTTGTAGAGATCCAGAAAAGACAACTTGAGGCTAAGACTATTACCCCTAAAGATGTAGCCCACAGCAAGCTTATACGTGATGAGGATATTATTGATGTCGAAGACTAATCCTTTTATTTTGAATAATCTTAAGAAACAAGTAGAGATTAATACTCCACCTAAACAAGAACTAATACACTATTATATAGAAGATATCAGGGTTAATAGTCATAGATATACTCCCGGTGAGAGACATGAATGTGGTATTGAAACCTGTCCTTCATTTAAGAGAACTTGGTAGTGACAGAGGTAATTCGTAAGGAATTAGAGGATTATTTAAAGGAGGTAAACTATAACTGGTTCAATACTCATTATGTTCCTTCTGATTTTGCTCTAGAGTTTATTGCTTTTATTAAGTTGGTAAATGGAGCTAAAGGAGAGGAGAACCACTCTCCTGTTATTCATATGGATATGTTGGATCAGATACAGGACCACAGGAATAATCTATTTGTAGCCTTTCGTGGATCAGCAAAGACTTCTGTACTACATGAATATCTTACTTTGTATATTGGCACTTATGGATCAATACCGGGATTTGGTGATGTTAATGTAGGTATGTATATCAGCGATACCATTGATAATGGTGTTAAGAATATGCGCCAACAACTCCAGTATCGTTATGAAAACTCTGATTTTCTTCAACACTATATTCCTGAAGCTAATTTTACTGAAACTCGTTGGGAGTTTATAAATAGGAATAATAAGAAATATTGTTGTCGTGGATTTGGTGCGAGTACTGGTGTACGTGGATTTAAGGAGTATGGTCAACGTCCTACTATATGTGGACTAGATGATCTTATGAGTGATAAGAATGCTGAAAGTCCTACAATTATTAAAGATATAAAGAATGTAGTATACAAGGCAGCTAGACAGGCTATGCATCCAAAGAAGAGGATGATTAACTGGACCGGAACTCCCTTTAATAAGAAAGATCCTTTATATTCTGCTGCTGGATCACCTGGATGGAATACAAGAACATATCCAATATGTGAGAACTTTCCTTGTACTAAAGAGGAATTTGTAGGTGCTTGGGAAGATCGTTTTCCATATGAATTTGTTAAAACAGAGTATGAGAAGTTATTAGCTGATGGTGAAATTAGAGCATTTAACCAAGAAATGATGTTAAGAATTGTGTCTGATGAAGATAGAATAATATTGGATAGTGATATTCTTTGGTATAGCCGAGTATCATTATTAGAGAATAAAGGTAACTATAATTTTTATGTAACCACTGACTTCGCAACTAGTGAAGGACAAGGAGCTGATTACAGTGTAATCATTGTATGGGCTATTAATAGTAATGGAGATTGGTTCCTAGTGGATATAAAAGTAGAGCGTCAATTAATGGATAAAAACATTGATGCTTTGTTTACTTTTGCACAACAATATAAGTTACAACAGGTAGGAGTAGAGGTATCAGGTCAACAGAAAGGTTTCATTTCATGGATTAAAAATGAAATGATTGCTAGGAATATTTGGTTTACTCTAGCCTCGGATAACAATAATGGATTAGAGGGTATTAGACCCTTAACTAAGAAATTAACTCGATTTCTCGTAGTAGAACCTTGGTTTAAAGCTAAGAAGATTCATTTTCCTAAAGAGATGAAAGGTTCTAAGGAATTGACAGAGGCATTAGAAGAATTGTCTTTGGTTACAATGGATGGTATTAAATCTAAGCATGATGACGTAATTGATTGTATAAGCCAGTTAGGTTGCTTAAAACCTTGGAAACCTTCTAAACAAACTGAGCTTAAATACAATGCTGGATCGGATATGTGGGAAGATGTATTAGAGGATACTAATATAAGTAATATGGATTCCTATATTGTATAAATCTTTTTCTGTTATATACTCCGCGATAATAACTAGGCGGAGACCTCTGTGCTTCTATCTCAATTATTCAGTTATGCAGCTACATTAGATTCAGCATCAATTAATTTTGGTGGTGATGATGAGGGAATGATTGCCGGTAAACATTACCCCAAAGTAATTAATGCTATGAATCTAGCATTAGTTGAAATGTATACTGAGTTTCCATTAAGAGAGCGATCATTACATATTCAGTTATATGCTCATATTACTGACTATATTCTCCATCCTGATTATGCTCAAACCAATACAACCTCTACTGAACTTTACAAATATATCCAAGATCCTGCTAATGATCCGTTTGTAGAAAATAATGTAATTAAGATTGAGCGTGTATATGATGAAGAAGGTGAAGAGTTATCTTTGAATAGAGATACTGATGCATATTCTCTATACACACCAGCTTATAATATTCTCCAGCATCCTTATCCAGATGATGATAATGCAGTAATTATTACGTATAGATCTCTGCCTGAAACAATACCTGTTGATGCTGATCCTGATACGTATGATGTTAAATTACCTACCCAGTTACTGAATTTATTTCTTATCTTTACTAACCACAAATTACTTTCTTCTGTTAATAAACAAGAATCTTATGCTAAATTGAATGAGTATATTTCTGTACTCAATTCAATTAAGTCTCGTATGTTGTTTGCAGAAGATGATTTTTCGACTGATAAATTAGAGGCAATGGGATGGGAATAAGTGCTAATCCTGCCAATACAGGACATCTTGTAGAGAAGTTTGTTAATACAGCCTACGATAAGGTAGAGACTGTACATGACAACCTAGCAGAGATACTACGTGTAGCTGATATTTCTGGATCAAGACAAGCTGGTACAGTATTACCTACTACTAGAGCTGATGGTTCAGCTTTAATTGGTGGAGATACTTTTTTCCATGAAACAACCAATATTACCTATAATTGGAATTCTGTTGATCTAGAATGGATTCCTTCTAATTATACAGATACCTTAATTGAGACTATTACCGTAGATGCAACTATGACTTCTACAGGTACTATCACTCTAACCAATCCCTACATAGTCAGTGAGAATAATCTGTTTTTATTTATAAACGGAGTATTTCAAGGGGATAATAATTATACAAAAACTGATGCTAATACAATTGATTTTGGTGCAAGTATTCTTGAATTAGGGGATAAGATTGTAGCTGTAGTAGCTAAAGCATTAGGTTCTGCAGTGGTTACTGATGCGGATCAAGTTTTGTATACCCCTTCCGGTACAGGTGCTGTAGTTACTGATGTACAGAGTAAGTTAAGGCAAATAATACATATAGATGATTTTTCTGGGGCATCTGACCCAATAAAAATACAAGCTGCTTTTGATAGTGTTGGCTCAACTCCTGCACATTTTATTTTTGCTGCGCGTGACTATGCTATAGATGAAACAGTAAGTTTTACTGCACCAGAAAATAGTTCTGTTGAGGCGTATGGTGCAAGATTTATTTGTTCTCACAATGGCGTTGCGTTTGATTTAAACCCAGACGCTACAGCACAACTGCCAATTGCAATAACTGCAGATACATACACTAAGCGGAATATCACATGGAGTGGTGGCGTGTTTGTTAATACTAATTTGACAAAAACTGCTAGTGTCGCAATGCAGTTATACTACATGCGGGTTGTTCGGATTCGAGATGTTCGTATTGGGAGCACCTCAGCAAATCAGGGCTTTTTCAGGGGATTCCGGTTTGGTGGTAAAGATACTTATTTCTTTGACAAATGTTATGTGTACGATTGTATTCGTGCGTATGAAGTGCCAGAAGAAGGGATTTTACATCCTCCAGGTCTTACAGGGAATGATTTAATAGATGTATTTATTACTGGTCAAATCGCATCTTCACCTGCTGGTGAATGGGGAATTTACATTGGTTCTAGAAGTATTGGGCTAGACATAGGATGTAATATTAATGGGCAACTTTCAGCCGGTCATGTAAAGATAAAGGATGGTAGTGTAGTTAGTACACGAGGGGTAAATTATCACGCACACACCGAACAAGGACTTGCTGGAATCTATGTACTCGATTTTGATGATAGCAGAGGATTGGGATTTGAAGGTGTGGCGATAACAGCAGGAACGGAAATATCCAGCGCCAATATTGGATGGCTTGGCATCAAATTAAGTAGATGCAAATCTGTAGATATAAATCGAGTACATTTTGTTGATGGTAGCGGCGGAACGACAGAGCAATGTATTTATATAGACGATAATTGTCGTGATGTGGTTATTAACACAGATACCTGCTACTTCGGTTCAATTACATCCGGTAATGAAGTTGTGCTACAAAGCGCAACTGGCAGGGCTAATGTTACATTGATTCCTGAAAATGTTATTTTGACAGCTCCGCTAAACATGACTGGTTATAATGGAGTTGGTGTAATAGCAACACAGTCCATATTGCTTGATGTAGCCAGCTTAATCTCTTTGCCTGGAAACTTAGTCCCCAAACTGCCACCAAAGGCATGGCTGATTACAGCGAGTTTTAAAAATACTACTGGGGCAGGGACTCCATCAGTAGGCACTTGTAGACTTAGATTAACTCCAGCAAACGCATCTGGGACAGGTTCATTAAGTTCACAAACTGGTATAACTATATGGACCGGCGGGCTTCCAGATTTATTTACGCAAGATATGCAGGGTGTTATACCCGCAAATGCTGATGGTAATTTATGGTTAGATATTCTTACCACGCATGACAATGCGACTGTACACTTAAATGTACAAGGTTACATTCAATAACATTCTAAATCGATTAGTATATGACAACCCACCACGACATCAGACAAGCTGCCGAGAATGACCTGAAGGTAAATAAATGAGTACAATAAAATTAGTTAAAGATTTTACCCAAGGAGATTCTTTTAAGATAAAAATCTCTCATAATCCTACCAAAGATATTACTGGTGGGAGCTTTGTGTTTACCCTTAAAAAGAGGGAAACTGACACTACTCCTGCTCTTAGGGTCACTTATACAGCCGGTACAGACGTTTTAGATGATCTGGCTAATGGTGTAGCCTATATTCCAGTAACAGCCTCAGAAACGGCTACGCTGCCTGTAGGGAAGTATTTTGGATCAATTAAAAGAATTCTTGGATCAGATGTATTTACCATTATTCGTACTGATATGGATAATGTAGATATGGTTGAGGTATTCCCTAATTTAAATATATGATATGTCTATTATAGTTAAAGAAACTCAGGTAATTACGGTAGAAGAAGGAGATACAGAAATCCTTATTCAAACTGTACCTGATACAGCATTACCCGGTACATTTATAGCTAGTCATGGATCATTAACTGGATTAGCTGATGATGATCATCCTCAATATTTATTACGTTCAGAAGCTGTTGTAACTGCTTCTGAGGTTAAAACTCTTTATGAATCTAATGCTAATACCAATGCTTTTACAGATGCTGATGAAGCTAAATTAGACGGTATTGAGCCTAATGCTACTGCAGATCAAAATGCTGCAGAAATTAAAGCATTATTAAATGTAACTGGTAACGTAGTAGATACTGATGATGATAATCAATTACCTACACCCGTAGGTGTTACACATGGACGTAGACCTATTACAGATGGTACTCAGTACACTCTGACAGGTAAGGTATGGAAAGATATTATTGGTGTATATAAAGAAGATATTTCTGGTCCTACTAGACCGACAAAAGCAGCATTTATTGGTACTGTTGATGCATGGGCTTTTAGTGTTAATGACGCAATAGATTTTATATTTCACATACCACACGACTATGCAGTAAATACTGATCTATATTTGCATGTACATTGGGGTCATCAAGGAACAGGTATTACTGATACAACACCATTAATTTGGGGCACAAATATAACGTATTCTGATAGACAAGCATCTGCTCCTTTTTCTGTATTTAATACACCTATTACACCTGTAATTGATAGTAGTGATGTTGTTAATGTAGATGGAGCTGCAGTAATGAATATTACTAACTATCCTCGATATTGTCATGTTGTACAGGAAATACAATTATCATCTGCAACACCTACAGCAACACAATTGGATACGGCTACTATTGCTGTAGATGGTCTTGTTATGGTACATCTTGCACCAACATCTATTCCTACAATTACTGGTCCTTTGAGCAATGAACCTTTTCTGTTTACAGTAGATATTCACTATCAGGCAGATATTGAAGGTACTTTAAATAAAGACCCTAATTTTTATGTATAGGTTTTAGTTATGGCTAATGAAAAAGATATATTTATAGAAGCCTTTAGTACAGCTAAAGCTAAACTTACTGATTGGGAAAAAGAGCCTTCTTTATTGGATCTAAAGAATGATCTAACAGATGCTCTTGTAGATCATAAAGAACAACAACAGAAGATAGATACTTGGTTGGATTACTATAATGTAACTGGTCCAGCTAAACCTAAGAAGGTTAAAGGTCGTTCTTCTATCCAGCCTAAGCTTATTCGTAAACAGGCTGAATGGAGATACCCATCTTTATCTGAACCATTCTTAAGTACTGAAGATATTTTTAATGTTAATCCTGTATCTCATGGAGATAAGGATGCAGCTATTCAGAATCAGATTATTCTGAATAATCAATTTAATACTAAATTAAATAAGATTCGTTTAATTGATAATGCAGTTAGAGCTGCAGTAGATCAAGGTACTCTTATTTTTAGGGTGGGTTGGGAATATGAAGATGAACCTACGATTGAACAGGTTCCGATTATTGAATATACCCCTAATCTTGATCCTAATGCTCCACAAGCTGAACAAGAGTTACATCAGCTTATGGAGTTGTATCCAGATGAATATAACCAATTACCTGATGAAGTACGTGGTGCCCATGAATTATTTATGGAAACAGATATTTCATATATTGGTCAAGTAACTGGTTTTGAAGAAGTTGAGTCAGTTAATGTAATCAAGAATCAACCTACAGTAGAAGTGTGTGACTATCAGGATATTATCCTTGATCCTACTGCTAAAGGTGATCCAGATAAGATGGAATTTGTTATATACAGATTTGAAACATCTAAATCTGATTTAGAGAAATCTAGTATTAACTATCAAAATCTGGATGCAATTATTACTGAATCAGCCTCTCCTTTAGCTGATCCAGATAGTCGTAATACTTCTGATAATACTAATTTTACGTTTAAAGATGAGCCTCGTAAGAAGCTTGTAGCCTATGAATATTGGGGTTACTACGATATTGATGGGTCAGGTAAAACTACTCCTATTGTAGCTACATGGGTTGGTAATACGATGATTCGTATGGAAGAGAATCCCTTCCCAGATAAGAAAATTCCTTTTGTTATCGTACCTTATTTACCTGTCAGAAACTCTTTATATGGAGAGCCTGATGGTGAGTTATTAATTGATAATCAGAAGATTATTGGTGCCGTAACTAGAGGCATGGTTGACATCATGGGTCGTAGTGCCAATGGTCAGATTGGTATGCGTGAGGATGTTCTTGATCTGACTAATCGTAGACGATATGAGAATGGACAGGACTATATGTTTAGTCCTAATGTTGATCCTCGTAATGCCATTATTAATCATACCTATCCTGAAGTACCACAATCTGCTGTATATATGCTGGATCATAATCATACTGAAGCAGAGAGTATGACTGGCGTAAAAGCCTTCCATAACGGTATCAGTGGAGCTGCACTGGGCGATAATGTAGGTGGTATTAAGAGTGCCTTGGATGCCACATCGAAGCGTGAGCTAGGCATTCTGAGGCGTATAGCAGAAGGATTTAAGCAGGTTGGTCGTAAGATTATTGCTATGAATGCTGTATTCCTTTCTGATCAGGAAGTAGTACGTATTACCAATGATAAATTCGTAGAGATTCGTAGAGATGATTTAGCAGGTAATTTTGATCTTAAGTTATCCATATCTACTGCTGAAGCTGATAATGAGAAAGCTCAAGAATTAGCCTTTATGCTTCAGACTATGGGTAATAATCAAGATCCTGGTTTAACTCGTATAATTCTTTCAGATATAGCTCGTTTACGTAAGATGCCTGAATTGGCTGAAGAGATTAAGAATTATCAGCCTCAACCTGATCCAATGGCTCAGAAAGAAGCTGAATTACGTATTGCCTTGTTAGAGGCACAGGTAGCTAATGAACAAGCTAAGGGTCAAGAGAATGCTGTAGATGTTCAATTGAAAACAGCCAAGACTCAAACTGAATTGGCTAAAGCTAAAGATTTGGGTAGTACTGCTGATCTTAAAGATTTGGAATTCTTGGAGAAAGAATCTGGAGCAGATCATCAGAAAGAGTTACAGAAGAAAGATTTGGAGAGACAATCCCAACTAGA